AATGCTGAAGGTGATAATGGTGAACTGACCAATGATATTTCAAGGTTAAATACACATATTGCGCTGGCGCCTGTTCAGCAGACACCGGCGTTTAAGGCACAGCTTGCACAGAGAATGTCAGAGGTTATTCAGGGGCTGCCGCCTCAGGTGCAGGCTGTTGTGCTCGACCTGTGGGTTAATCTTCTGGATGTGCCGCAGAAACAGGAATTTGTCGAACGTATTCGTGCGGCGCTGGGGACGCCAAAATCACCGGATGAGATGACCCCGGAAGAACAGGAGGTAGCTCAGCAGCAACAGGCACTTGAGCAACAACAGGCAGAACTCCAGATGCGCGAGATGGCTGGCAGAGTGGCAAAACTGGAAGCTGACGCCGCCAGGGCACATGCAGCTGCACAACGGGATAATGCCAGTGCACAACGGGAAGTCGCCCTGACACAGGGGCAGCGTTATGTGGATGCGCTTAACCAGGCACATACGGCAGAAATCATTACCGGCGTACAGAATATGGAACAGGAGCAGGACGTTCTTCAGCAACAGATGCTGCATACACTACAACAGCGGATGCATGAAATGCCGCTCTGAAAATCCTGAACTTAACGGAACCCCGTCATCGTACGGGGTTTTTTGTTTCCGGAGGTAAGCGTTCCGGGAGCGGTGCGCTTATTCGCGGGGGCAGCGATAAGCCTTATTTACTCAACCATTCGGATCTGTCCGATAAACAGACCATGCGGAGTTATTTATGGATTTTGAATTTACGGGTGAAGAAACCCCGGAACAACTGGAAAAAATGCTGGAAGGACTTGGGGATGTGGATATTGACAGTCACGCACAGGACGTCGTGACGGAAGATACCACGGAAAAACATGCGGATGAGGAAGCACAGACTCAGACGGGCGATAACAATGTGGCACCGACGCCGGATGCCAGTGTGGAGCAGACGCAGGACGTGAAGGAGCCGGAAGCGAAGGGGGTGCTCACCCGCGACGGTAAACACGTCATTCCCTATGAAGTCCTTGAGGCTGAACGTTCCGGTAAGCAACGGGCCGAACAGGAAGCCGCACTTCTTCGTGGGCAGATAGCTGAAGAAAAACGCATGGTGGAACTGCTGACGTCTCAGATCCACCAGGCCGGTATGAAGCCCACACCGTTACCGGAAAACGAAAAAATTTCTGATGAGAAGATTGCCCGTATCAGGGAGATGTATCCGGAAATTGGTGACGCGGTGGCTTCGCTCATCCGTAAAAATAACTATCTCCAGTCCCGTGTTCAGCAATCAGCACAGCAGGCAGAAGGTAATGGTGGTGAGGATTTATCACCGGTTCTTGATGCGATGAATGCCGTGCCGGTGCTGAAAACGTGGCAGGAGTCCGATCCAGATCGCTTCTCGGTTGCTGTATCCATCGACGGGAAGCTCCAGAATGACCCCGCATGGAAAGACAAAACGCTCACTGAACGTTTCGCTGAAGTGGCCCGTCGTACGCAGGTTGCTTTCGGTGAAGTCAGTGAGTCGTCTGCTGACAACAAGGCAGACAAAACGGATATCCGGAAAACGGCGGAAGAGAAAGTGAAGACCGCTGAACAGGAGCAGGCAGTACCTGCTTCCCCGTCAGATTTAGGCACCACGGCTTCCGTCGGAACCGGTGATAATTTTGAACGGTTACTTGGCGCTTCTCATTCAGAGGCAGAGGCGATTATGCGCGGTATGACGAATGCTGAAATAGACGCGCTTCTGGAGAAGCTCGGGTAACTTACTGAAGGAGAACTGAAGTAATGACGACTGTAACATCAGCCCAGGCGAATAAGCTGTATCAGGTGGCGCTTTTTACCGCTGCCAACCGCAACCGCTCGATGGTCAATATCCTCACTGAACAGCAGGAAGCGCCAAAAGCGGTTTCGCCGGACAAGAAAAGCACGAAGCAGACCAGCGCGGGTGCGCCGGTTGTCCGTATCACAGACCTTAACAAACAGGCCGGTGATGAAGTGACCTTCAGCATCATGCACAAACTCTCAAAACGCCCGACGATGGGAGATGAGCGTGTTGAAGGTCGTGGTGAGGATCTCAGCCATGCTGACTTCTCCCTGAAAATCAATCAGGGACGTCACCTGGTGGATGCAGGCGGACGTATGAGTCAGCAGCGCACGAAGTTTAACTTGGCATCCTCAGCCAGAACGCTTCTGGGGACGTACTTTAATGACCTGCAGGACCAGTGTGCGATAGTGCATCTTGCTGGAGCTCGTGGTGATTTTGTTGCTGACGACACTATTCTGCCGACAGCGGAGCACCCTGAATTCAAAAAAATCATGATCAACGATGTACTGCCTCCGACACATGACCGTCACTTTTTTGGCGGTGATGCGACAAGCTTTGAGCAGATTGAAGCGGCAGATATTTTTTCTATTGGCCTGGTGGACAATCTCTCCCTGTTCATTGACGAAATGGCGCATCCGTTACAGCCGGTTCGTCTGTCCGGTGATGAACTTCACGGAGAAGATCCATATTACGTCCTGTACGTCACGCCGCGTCAGTGGAATGACTGGTACACCTCGACGTCCGGTAAGGACTGGAACCAGATGATGGTTCGTGCCGTGAACCGTGCAAAAGGTTTTAATCATCCGCTGTTCAAAGGTGAATGTGCGATGTGGCGCAATATCCTGGTTCGTAAGTATGCGGGTATGCCGATCCGTTTCTATCAGGGGTCAAAGGTTCTGGTATCAGAGAATAACCTGACGGCAACCACGAAAGAGGTCGCTGCTGCAACCAATATTGACCGCGCCATGTTACTGGGGGCTCAGGCGCTGGCAAATGCTTACGGTCAGAAGGCGGGCGGTCACTTCAACATGGTTGAGAAGAAAACGGATATGGATAACCGTACTGAGATAGCAATCAGCTGGATCAACGGTCTGAAAAAAATCCGTTTCCCCGAGAAGAGCGGCAAGATGCAGGATCACGGCGTGATTGCCGTTGATACAGCAGTGAAGCTCTGATTTTTTCCTTTCCCTATGCCGGGTTTTCGCCCGGCTTTTTCAGGAGTCATTAATTATGGCAAAGACTATCCTTGCCCCGTCACTGAGTGAACGGGTCTATACGGGTACGCACGGTAATGAGTCGGTGGCAGAAGGCGTATTTACGGTGAATGCTGCGGAAGCGGACAGTGTTATTCATCTTCTCTCACTGCCAGTGGGCATCCGTATCAACTCACTCCAACTGGTTTCAACGGGTGGTCTGGGTACTGCAACCGTCAGCATTAAGTCCGGTGAGCATGCTCTCATCGATAACAGCGAAGCTGTTTCTGCAAAATTTGCCAGATATGTGCCAGTGGAGCCGTACACCACACAGCGTGACGGGGAGCTGGTTACTGTCACCATTAAGACTGCCGCTGCAACCGGCACCCTGAATGTTCTGCTGCGTTATACCGTGGTGGGATACTGATTAAAACCTTCCGGCCCGCGTCATGCGGGCTTTTTATCCGGGGAATTATATGAGTGAGAAAATTGCCGTTGTCTATATCGGCCCAAAACCCGTGAAAAAGGACACCATTACCGGAAGCCGCACATTGTTCCCACGTCTTGAGCCGGTGCATGTTGACAGTGCGATGGCCTGGCAACTGCTGGGGTTTCCGGATGTCTGGGTTCGTCATGAAGAGCTTGATGATGTTCTGAAAAAGCAACAACAGAATGAGCAGTTGCGGCAGGCACAGCAGGCGCAGGAAAGAGTGCTTGCTGCGCGGGCAGAAGCGGAGAACAGTTTTGTTGTTTCTGTTAACGGGCAGGAGGTGGATTTAAGTAAGCTCACCTCAGCACGGCTGGCGACGCTGTGTGAGGCAGAAGAGCTGGATATTCACAAAGACCCGAAAGAAACGGCTGAGGCATTCCGTATCCGGGTGCGTGAGGCATTTCGCCGTCGTGTTGCGGAGACTGAACAGCATGGCGGAACTGAGTGATTTTTTACCGTATGTCCGTCGTCATATCAGCGGTCCACTGAACATTATGATGACGGATGCTCTGTCAATGGCTGCCGTGGCATTCAGCCGCCAGTCGTTGGTGTGCCGTCGGGAGGTTACTGTTGTACCAGTAGCAGGAAAAGAAATCGTGCTTCCGTATGACAAAGATGATGAGGAGTGCGTTCATATCATCCGTATCTCTGACGATAATCATGAGCTTTTTGTCGGTCGGGATGTGGATATCAGCTCCGGACGCTCCCTGCGATTTGCCTGTTCTCCCGGTGAGGTGAGCGTGCTTTATGCCGTCGCTCCGAAAGCCGGACGCAGCCAGATACCGGATGAACTCCTCACATGGCCTGAAGAAGTGGCTGCGGGGGCACTTGAGCGGTTGTTCATGCAGACTGGTGTTTCATGGTCAGATCCGTTACGCGCACAGTATTTTTCTGTGCAGTTTTCTGAGGGGATCCGTCGGGCATATCGTCATACACTGGCGACAAGCCCGTACTCTTCATACCGCAACCCTGTACGCAGGCAGAGGTTTTTCTGATGACGACGATTACAGAAATCATCGGACGTGTGAATACACAACTGGTTGACCCGATGATGGTTCGCTGGCCCCTGCAGGAATTGTGCGATTATTACAATGATGCTGTGAGGGCAGTGATTCTGGCGAGACCGGATGCTGGCGCAAGCCTGGAAACAATCAGTTGTGTTCCTGGCGCCCGTCAGGTTTTGCCCGATGGTGTAATACAACTTCTTGACGTGATATGCCTCAGTGACGGTAGTGCAGTCAGACCATTATCCCGGGAGGTGCTGGATGCGCAGTATCCTGAGTGGCCCACAGTGAAGGGCATTCCTGAATGTTTTATCAGCAACGACCTGTCCCCGCGCGTATTCTGGCTGTTTCCTGTCCCTGACAAAGAGATAAGTATTGATGCAGTGGTAAGCCGGATACCGGAGGCAGTGTATGTTCTGACGCAGGACGATGATACGCCAGTTCCACTGGAAGAGGCTTATGTTAACCCACTGGTGGACTGGATGTTGTTTCGTGCTTTCAGTAAGGATGCTGCCGGTGGTGCAGAATCGGGGCTGGCTGCGCAGCATTATCAGAGTTTTGTTGAGCAACTTGGGATCAAACAGGGGGCAGACAGAGCATTGTCTGCCCGTAAAAAAGTGTTTAACGGAGGTGGAGTGTGAGTGTTGTTGTTTCGGGGACGCTGAAATCTCCTGATGGTGAGGCGATATCAGGAGCAAATATTACCCTGACGGCGCTGACAGTTTCACCGGATGCGCTCAGCGGCACCAGTGCGTCGGCAGTGACCCGTGAAGGTGGATATTACGGAATGACGATGGATCCGGGGGAGTATGCGGTTTCGGTGACGGTGAAAGGGAAGACTGCTGTCTACGGACGTGTGCGTATTGAGGGGACCGAAAGTACGGTGACGCTCAATATGCTGTTACGCCGCAGTCTTGTTGAGGTTAGCATACCCGGAGAACTGCTGACAGATTTCCGGCAGATACAGAATAATGTGGCTGATGACCTTGCCAATATTCGTCGCCTGAATGAAGACACGGCGACAAAAAACACTCAGGCCACACAGTCAAAAGAAAGTGCAGCAGCCAGTGCGAAGAGTGCATCTGACAGTGCAAAGACGGCAACCAGCAGGGCGGCTGAAGCCGGACAAAAAGCGACTGATGCCACTGAGGCTGCGACCCGTGCAGTCACAGCAGCGGGGAATGCAGAGGAAAGCTCGACCCGTGCCGGAGAGTCTGAAAAAGCCGCCGGAGCTGATGCAGAAAAAGCCAGACAGCATGCTGAAAAGGCCAGGCTGGCGCAGGAGAGCGCCGGAGAGATCCTTAAGCGGGCAGAGGCTGCCACTGTCAGTGCTGAAGAGGCCAGACGTATGGCTGAGAATGCACGGGGGCCCCGGGGGCCTCAGGGAGAAACTGGTCCGAAGGGGGATGTCGGTCCTAAAGGCGAAACAGGTCCAGTGGGCCCTCAAGGGCCCGCAGGGCCGAAAGGTGAGCGTGGTGACGTTGGTGCTCAGGGGGCTGTAGGGCCCGCTGGTCCGCGTGGTGAGAAGGGCGAACAGGGGGAGCGAGGACCGCAGGGAATACCAGGCCTGAAGGGGGATACCGGAGAGCGGGGGCCTAAAGGGGACCAGGGGGATATGGGGCCAAAAGGCGAGAAAGGTGATCCGGGAGGTCCTGCAGGCCCGCAAGGTCCTAAAGGTGAACGAGGAGAAGCCGGACCACAGGGACCGATGGGAGCACGAGGTGAGCGTGGGGAGACTGGCCCCCGAGGTGAACCAGGTCCTGCAGGTCCGAGAGGCGAACGAGGAGAGACCGGACCTCAGGGACCTCGTGGAGAGCCAGGTCCGGCAGGCAGCGCTGCAAATGTGGCTGATGCGACGACGGCACAGAAGGGAATTGTGCAGTTAAGCAGCGCAACGGACAGTGATGATGAAGCGAAGGCAGCCACCCCGAAAGCGGTGAAAGCGGCAATGGATGTGGCAAATGAAGCGAAAACAAAGGCAGAAGAGGCTGCAGCAGGAGGTGGTGTTCCCGGTCCGAAAGGAGATAAAGGGGACTCGGGGCCAGCAGGTCCGGCTGGGCCGAGGGGCGTTCAGGGACCGAAAGGTGATCCCGGCCCCCAGGGACCAAAGGGGGATACTGGCGCTGCTGGGGCAAAGGGTGAGAAAGGAGCCACCGGCGCAACCGGGCCACAGGGACCTAAAGGGGATACGGGAGCCGCAGGCCCGGCAGGACCGCAGGGACCTAAAGGGGATACGGGAGCTGCAGGCCCGGCAGGCGCACAGGGACCAAAAGGTGACAAAGGCGATCCGGGGGTGGCTGGACCAGCAGGTCCGGCAGGTGCGCCGGGGCCGAAAGGCGATAAAGGTGATCCGGGAGTAGCAGGTCCAGCAGGTCCGGAAGGGCCGCAGGGACCGAAGGGAGACACTGGAGCCCCCGGGCAAGGAACAGAACTGCTTACTACTGCCAATACATGGACTCAGGCACAAACTTTTAATGGTGGTATTAATGGAAATTTGACGGTAAACGGAAACGGATCATTTAACGATGTTCAGATCCGCTCGGATAAACGCAACAAGCGAAATCTGGTAAAACTGGATAATGCGTTAGATCGTCTGGAGGCACTTACTGGTTATCTTTACGAGATACAGTACTCTGCCGACGGTTGGCAAACGTCGGTTGGTTTAATTGCTCAGGATGCACAAAAAGCCTTGCCTGAACTGGTAACTGAAGACGCAGACGTTATATCTGGTGAAAAACGTCTGCGTCTTAACTACAACGGCATAATTGCATTGTTAGTCGAAGGCTTTAAAACACTTCGTCATGAGATTAAAGAACTCCGGGAGAAGTAAACGACAGCTGTTGTAGTTTCTGGTTTCTACTGAATTTAAATTGTGGGGATGATACTCACCTCACGAATTTCAGAAGGATATATGAAATGGGGATAACATCGGGATGGGTAGGTTCTTCGGCTAAGAGCGAAACAGGTGAGCAATGGATGGGGGCTGCTGGCACTAAACTAGGATTGGATAAACCTTTTATGATGAGTCAAATGGTGGGGCGAGCTATGGGTTGTAAAATAGAAACCGCTTACTATAAATGGAACTCTTCGGATCAAGTTGAAAACTGGGGGGCGGTTGGAGCTGATTGGCCATTAGAAGAAAAAAGCAAAGGGACAATTACAAACGCTGAAAACTGTGGTTCTGGGAGACTGGTGGGGGCTGTCGTTACACTTTCTCACTTTTTGACGAACTCTACACCGACAGCTGCTGTTTATTTATCCGGTGGTAAAGCAGGTAACATCACCGTAAACGTAGGTGGTGCTACACAAACCATGATTTATCAGGGCGTTGTTAGTGGGTTCCAGTATTACTGGTCAGGTTCTGTTAGTTCCGCTTTCGTGGAGGCAATGAAAAAGACGGGAGTAACCCAGGATCTAAAAATTAGTTAAATGGTAAATGAATAATTTTAAAAACTTCACGTTCTACATACCGGAGACGCCGGATATATAGGATATTGTTTTAAGTTGCCAGAGAAATTTTTCCGGACGGATGCTGATAATAATGATGTAATTTTTCAAGATTTCTGGAAATCTGTATTCTGCACAGGCGCAATTGTATGCCGCCTTTAAAACTTCAATTCAGTGACTCACCTGCCATTCAAATTTTCGGATACCAGACAACCATGCCTTATATCGATATAACAACTATGCGCGGGATGATGCCAGGCGTTATTGCATCTATGCTGCCAGATCATTCTGCTGTACTGGCAGAAAACTGTCATTTTCGCTATGGAGTGATCACGCCTGAACACCAGATGTCAGAGGCTGAGAAAACATTCGCGATTAAGCCGAAAACCATTTTTCATTACCGTGACGATTTCTGGTTTGCATGGACGGATGTAGTGGATGTGATCCGCAGTCCGATCGCTCAGGACCCCCACGGGCGTATTTACTACACTGACGGGCGTTTTCCTAAAGTGACGGATGCAACCATTGCCACAAAAGGGGACGGGAATCATCCGGCATCATCGTATCGTCTGGGGATCCCCGCGCCGACGACAGCACCTGTCTGTACTGTTCAGCAGGGCGGTGATGTTTCTGACGATAACCCGAATGATGACGAAACCCGGTTTTATACGGAAACCTTTGTCTCAGATTATGGTGAAGAAGGTCCGCCAGGTCCGGCGTCTCTGGAGGTAACACTCCGTACTCCGGGGACTGCGGTACAGCTGACGCTGTCTCCGGTGCCATTGCAGAATGCCAGTATTAAACGCCGCCGGATTTATCGCTCTGCATCAGGTGGAGGGGAGGCGGATTTTTTACTTGTGGCTGAACTGGATGCATCCGTGCTCAGTTACACGGACAAAATACCGGGGAAAAACCTTGGACCTTCTCTGGCGACATGGGATTACCTGCCGCCGCCAGAGAATATGACAGGCCTTTGCCTGATGGCTAATGGTATTGCCGCCGGGTTTGCCGGTAATGAAGTGATGTTTTCGGAAGCGTATCTGCCGTATGCATGGCCGGAAGTGAATCGTCACACGACGGCAGAAGATATTGTGGCTATCTGTCCGCTGGGAACGTCACTGGTGGTGGCGACAAAGGGGGAGCCTTATCTGTTCAGTGGGGTATCACCGTCCACAATTTCTGGCTCCAGAATTCCTTCCATGCAGGCATGCCTGAGCCGAAGAAGTATGGTGGCGATGGAGGGATTCGTACTCTATGCCGGGACAAACGGTCTGGTATCTGTTGATGTAAACGGTAATACAGCACTGGCAACGGAAAAGATTATTTCACCTGAACAGTGGCAGAGTCAGTTTAACCCGGCGTCCATTGTGGCTTATTCCTGGCGTGGTGAGTACATTGCCTGTTACACGAAACCGGATGGTAAGCAGGATGTGTTTGTATTCAGTCCGGTGAACATGGATATCCGTTATCTCAGTACACCGTTTGACTGCGCATGGGTTGATCTCGCGAAAGATATGATGCGCGTGGTGACAGGAGACAAAATGTCAGTGCTTGCCGGGGGCTCTCTGCCCTCCACGATAAGGTGGCATTCAAAAATTTTTTCATTACCTGAAAGAACCTCTTTTTCCTGTATCAGGGTGAAATCTCCGGCGCCTGAGCGGGTGGGGATCACCATTATGGCTGATGATGTTCCTGTGATTAATTTTGCGCCGGGTACGTTTAAGGGAAGTGTGGTGAGACTTCCGGCAGCAACCGGGCAAAACTGGCAGGTGATGGTATCCGGATTCGGGCAGGTGGAACGAATAACCCTGAGTACATCGATGTCGGAGATGCCGGTATGACCAGAAAACCGTGGCGTGCGGGGAAGGATTTATCCACAGTTGTGGAGAACATGGAAATTGGCACCGGGCAGCGTGGTGACGGACGCCACGCATTTGTGACCCGTGAGGAACTGGTTGGTCTTAAACTCGCCCGGCGTCGAACATCGGGTGGTGCCTCATATGCACTGAATCCGGGTATTGAGATTGACAGTACTTTAATGACTGTTGATTTTCCCACAAAACCGCTGAATTTTAAGGCGACAGGAGGATTTGGCTCGGTTCTTCTTGAATGGGATATGCCTAATTATCGCGGACATTCACTGACTGAAATCTGGCGGGGTACGGAGGATGACCTTGCTGATGCAGTGCTGGTTGCCACGACGCCGGGGCAGGTTTACGGCGATCCGGTTGACCCTGGCTGGTCGGGATTTTACTGGATACGTTTTGTTAACGCGGCAGGAGTGAAAGGTCCATGGAATGCTGAAAAAGGCACTCAGGCACAAACACAGATCGGCGTGAAGGCCATCATTGACCAGATCCGCGATGAGGCTGCAAAGTCGCCGGTTGTGTCCGAGCTGCGTAAAGAAATAAAAAACGCGCAGGGGCAGGCTGTAAAGGATGCTGCAATTAAGACAACCGAAGTTGTGGGGACTCTCAGGGAAGAAACGACAAGAACGATTGGTGGTATTGAAACCCGCATTAGCACACTGGATTCGTCAACCAGTGAATCGCTTAATGAGGTCGACAAGCGCATCACTAAACTGGATAAAGAAGGCGGTGAGGCGTTTCTGGCAATGTGGTCAAAAAAAGCGGGAGTTGATGGTATCACTGCGGGGATCGGGATTGTCGCCGGAAAAGACAGTGAAGGCAGGCCTGTAAGTCAGGTTGCAATTTCTGCGTCGCAGTTGTTTGTCTTTGACCCGAACAACCCGGATAACACCGCCTATCCGTTTGCGGTATCAGGTGGCAAGGTTGTGATCCCGAAAGCGATGATTTATGACGCGGTGATTGAAACACTGGTGTCGCGGAAGGTTGTGGCGGATGAGGTAAAAGCCGGGGTAAGTATCACTTCGCCAGTTATCCGGAGTGCCGTTATTCAGAACGGAAACTTTCAGGTTGATTCTCAGGGTAACCTGAATATTGGAGGCCTTTTCAGTGTTACGTCACAAGGGCAACTGACAATTCGTTACTCTAATCAGAATGTAGGACTGGTGATCCGCAATGATAAAATTGAGGTTTATGATCAGAATGGACGACTGGCTGTTCGCATAGGCAGATTACGCTGATCAGGAGGTGAGTATTGGAATACGGTTTTGCCATTTATAACAGAAATAACGTTAATGTTACGGGCGTGCTGACTCCAGTATTTTTCCTGGACAGATTTACAGCGGAGTCTGGCTCAAAGACGTACACTAATAAACCCGACGGGAAATCATTGCAGGCTGTATGTTGTTTATTTCCCTGGAATAATGTATTTGCGGATCGGAAAGTACCGAAGATAACCATTAATGACAATACGGTGACGTGGTCGAATCTTGAGCAGGGTATGGGATCTTATATTTATACATTCTGGGGATAAGTGTTATGTACGGTTTGAGCATTATGAAGCCGGATGGCAGCGTATGGATAAGTCCAGGTTTTACGCCGCAGTGTCTGATCAACAAAGGCACCATACCGGCGACTGAAAAGTCTTTTTTTAAAACATCAATCCCGTCAGGCAAAAGTTGTTTTTTCTTTATCAGAACAGAGAAGAAGGCCGATGTCATGTACACGCATGAACAGATTGATGGATATCATGCACTAAGGCTTCATGTAATTGTCAGGGGAACGAACCCTGGTGTTACGACGGTTTATGCTTTCGCGAATATGGTTACTCCACCTTCTGAGTATGGTATCGCCATGTATAACCCGGACGGTGAGATGATTTATCATGGCGAAATGATGCTGCTTGACGCGAAGTTAATACCTGTTGATATCAAATTTGAAAAGGACCTTGGATATCCATGCGCAATCATGCCTGCACTGGTCGGGTATTATAACTGGAAAAGAACTCCTTATGATCGACCGATTTATACCACATCCACTGGTGCTACAGGAAATAAAATATATTCCTGTGAGCATTATTCCGGTGGTGCAACATGGGATATTCGAAAGCCGTATATAGATAAGGTCCTGGTTATTAATACATCAGTATATGATTAGTTGAAGCGAGTCTTTAATATTCATTTAAAATGTCTAAAAAGATGTATTATTAAAAAGTTTAGCGTGTTATCTGAATACAGGATATCTTAAATGAAGAGTATAGCAACACTGGTTGTGTGTGCAATCTCCGGGATTGCCTGTGTAAATTTATCTGCACATGCAGCAGAAGGAGAGCATACAATTTCTCTGGGGTATGCGCACTTTCAGTTTCCGGGACTGAAGGATTTTGTAAAGGATGCGACTGCTCATAACAGGGAGACTTTCAGTCATTTCGTCAACAGAAACTACTTTTCTTCATTGGGCGAATATACAGATGGTCGGGTCAGTGGATATGAAGGCAAGGATAAAAATCCACAGGGCATTAATATCAGGTATCGCTACGAGATAACGGATGATTTTGGCGTTATCACCTCTTTTACATGGACGCGTTCTCTCACTAACTCACAGACATTTATTGATGTGCAGTCAGCCGATCATACCAGGAAGATTAAGAATCCGGCAGCTTCTGCCAGAACGGATATCAGGGCGAATTACTGGAGTCTGTTAGCGGGGCCTTCATGGCGGGTTAATCAGTACATGAGTTTATATGCGATGGCAGGGATGGGCGTTGCTAAAGTTAGCGCTGACCTGAAAATTAAGGACAATATTAACAGTAGTGGCGGATTTTCTGAAAGCAACAGCACGAAAAAAACCTCCCTTGCGTGGGCTGCAGGTGCACAGTTTAACCTGAATGAGAGTGTTACACTGGATGTGGCTTACGAAGGTTCCGGCTCTGGCGACTGGCGCACGAGTGGCGTTACTGCTGGCATTGGCCTGAAATTCTGACCTGTATCCGGTAACCGTTTACTACCCGCTGTGATGGCGGGTTTTTTATTGCCCGTACAGGGCAAAAACCGTAAATTATGCGTGGATGCCTTTCGGCTGATGGCTGGAGGGTGAACCTGAAGGCCTGATGTGGAAAGGCCCCGAGTCAACTTAACGTTAACCCGAGGCCCTAACACTTCGTACCTTAAGCAAGTAGAAGGTTAGCGCCTCTCTGTAAAAGGAGTCAAGCGCTATGTCGCAAAAATCGCTTATCACCGTCACAATTTGCATGACGGTTATCTTCACCATCTGGATGTTGCACGGTTCACTGTGTGAGTTCCGGCTGAATTTGTGGGGAGCGGAGTTTGCGGCGTTCTTACAGTGTAAGCAGTAGGAAAACCGCGACGGGGACGAGAGTCCCCGTCAACTGGTTGCTGAGGTTCAGCCGATATGGCACCCGTTTCAGGTGAGAGAATGAACGATAAAATTCTCTGGTATATGCAGCGTGTTGTGAGAAATTCCCGCAACCCTGAATTTATGAATGAAGTTAAAGACGCCTGCCTTAAAAAGCAGGCGTTTTGTTTTGAGGCACCTGATGGCTTTTTGGTGCTGCGTTCTGTGCTCAGTGCTGATGGTATCCCTTATGTTCTGGTGTTGCTGGGCGTGTGTACGGGGAGTAACAGCGTTGAGCGTTACCTGCCGGAGGTGAAGACATTAACCCATCTGGCTGGCGGACGCTGGGCTGAGTTCCATACGGCAAGGCGGGGATTTATCCGGCTGGGAAAACGACTGGGCTTTGAGCGAATGCCGGATGATGAGGATGGCTTCATGGTGTTCAGGATAGCGGTCTGACTGCTACAGTTTTCATCATTGTGTTTAAACCAACATTGTAATTCACATTCTGACCCTGCTCCGGCAGGGTTTTTTGTTATCCAGGGGGCCATTATGGGTGGAAGTAAAGGCGGTGGTGATACCAAAGTAAAACCAACAGCAGCGCAAATAGCACAGGAAGAAGTGGCCTGGAAAGGGTGGCAGGATTACAAAAATATCCTCCGCCCGGCTGAAGATAACTTCATGGAAAAGGTCGATGACCTTAACAGTGAGCAGCAGTACGACAATATCGCTGGCACAACAAATCTTGGTTATCAGAAACAGTTTGGTGAAGCGCGAAGGGAGCTGGCGGGTAATCTTGCTCAGTCCGGTGTTGACCCGTCCAGTGGTCGCTTTAACGCGGTAATGAATGCGAACCAGAGTGATCAGGTAACCGGGCAGATTGACACAACCACACGGGGGCAGGTATCGCAGGCAGATAAGTATGTTGCCGGGCTACAGGATGTTGCCGCTCTCGGTTCTGGTCAGAAGGCGGATGCGTTACAGAGTTTTAACTCTCTGGCAGACAGCAGTCTGGCAAAAGCTAAATCGGATGCACAGGCGGCGTTTACGAAACAGCAGGGGCGAGCCTCTCTTGTTGGCGCTGGTCTGGGTGCGGCAGGTGCATATGCGATGCATAAGGCTGGCGGTAGCGGAGGAAGTGGCGGTGCTAAAACACCTGGCACCGGCGCTAATGCCATTCAGCATCAGGCTCAGAACTGGAGACTGTGATTATGGAGTACGGTAAATACGAAACACTTGCAAGATACGGTTATACCGGAGCAGCCCGCCCTCAGGGGGACTGGCAGACATCCGCAGCGCTGACCCGCCAGCAATACGACGACTGGCGCACCAGATATTTACCCCGTGTAGCAAGGCTGGCTGACCTTGGGGAGAACAACAGTCTGATGAATGCACAGCTTGCACGGGTGGGAGGCCTTGCCACTTCCAGTCTCCGTACAGCGCAGATGGCGCAGGATAACCAGATGGCGAGATACGGGGTAAACCGCCCGGATAATCCCGACAGTAATACGCTGGGGTTACGTAATGCCCTGGCAATTGCTGGCGCGAAAAATGGTATCCGTGAAGCCGAACAGGATCGCCAGATGAATATTCTGACGGGGGCTTCTGCACCGGCAAGACAGAAACTGAGTGTTGGCGGCCAACTGGTGGCAGCGTAAGGGGGCAATATGGGATACGGTTTACTGGATATTGCAAATCAGTCGCGGCGTGAGGCATTACAGGGAATAAGTGACGCAGACAGACGACGTGAAGAAATTGAGGCTGCGAACAAACAGATGGCGGCGCAACAGAAAGCGCAGAACAAGCAGAATATCGGTACGGGCATTGGTACGGGGGCGGCTATTGGCGCATCCGTTGGTGGTCCTGTTGGTGCTGTTGCTGGAGCAGTAATTGGCGGCATTGCTGGTTCTTTGTTTTAAGGAGTGGTGAATGAGCGGATTTGCACAGGGGTTACTTGCCGGATTCAGCACCGTTGACCAGGCAATGACCCGTCGTAAGGAGCTTGGTCTGCGTGAAGCACAGCTTGCCCGGCAACAGAAAAATAACGAGCGCGATTTTGAGTTTGCGCAGTCTCAGTTTGAACATAATAAAAACGTTGATCAGCGGAACTTTGATTACAGAGCCAAAGTTGACGACCGTAATTATGCACTGAAGGAAAGGGAGTTTAACGCTAACCAGAATTACCGGAATGCGTCACTGGGTATGGAGCAGCAGCGACTCCAGTTGCAGAAATACAACCAGCGACGGCTTGAGTATAACGATATGATTGCCCATAGCCAGCCACTAATGGAAGCGCTTGGAAAAGCAATTGAGGCTGGCGATCAGGAGGCTGCAACGCGTCTGTTCGGGCAGCTGCCAAAGGGACATCCATTAATTCTTATGTCAAACGAAGGCTATGCAGCGAAAGCGGGTCAGGCCGTGATCAACCTGCAAAAAATCTTTGGTGATAAGCCGGACATGGCGATCGATTCGCTGAATACCCCGGAAAATCTCGATGTGCTTTCCGGCGTGTTTGCCCCGGAACTACAACAGCGTATTGGCATGCCTGATTCAACCGGGGAAAAAACGATAAAAGAGGCCAGGATTGGCAGTATCGTACCAGCGCAGCAGGAAGGGTACGTACTTATTGGCCTTGATCTCACATACAGCGATGGCTCCACCGCGCATAAACCTGTAACAGAATACGGCAGTGCGCACCCTGATGATCAAACCGTGCTGGCGATACCCGTTGATAAGGCTATCGCTCAGGTCAGGGATCGCAGCAAATTTGCAGAGATATCGAAAAATTATGGTTATTTTATGCCGAAGCAGCAGGGACTTTCTCTGAAAGAGCTTCAGAAGGGGGCCAGCAACGTAGCGGCGGACGCGATCAAGAATGGCGGTAATGCTCAGGCTGCGGTGGATGAATATTATGCTGCGACTGGTTCACAACCGCATCAACAGAAAATTCAGCAACAAAAACTTCAGCAACAGGTTATCAACTGGGCGGGAGATGATCCTGATAAGCTGTCATTTGCCAGAAATGTAGCGGCCCGTCAGCCTGAAATGCTGGAACCTCAGAATCAGAAATTGCTGGAGAACGGGTATGCGAATTTTCTCCGTATTCAAAAGGCCAGGGGGGAACAGGCCAGAGATGAAAGTGCTTCATCTGCATCTCAGTTTATCCGTGGACTGAAACAGAATTACGCCCAGTAATTCACGATATTCCATTAATACCATTTCCTGATGCCCGGCCATTGTGCCGGGTTTTTTTATGGAGTCTGTATGGCCTATTCAGAGGAACAGCGTCCTGAGGCGCAACTCGGTAACCAGAATCGTAACAGCCTGAACATTCAGCAACCCGGCGAAACTGACAGCTATGAAGCATTTTTCTCTGATCCGAATCGCTGGAAGGATAACAGTACGTCGTTCAGCCTGGGCGATGTATTGCCAACAATGGGTAAAGGTTTCGCCCAGTCCGTCCGGGGAACAGGGGAAATGGCCCGTGGACTCGGTGATGCGATGATTCAGAGCCCGGTAAAAACAGGGGCGCGTATTTTAAATGAGTTTAGCCGTATGGGGCTGCCGGGTGTCGCAACTGTGCAGGATATTTTTGCCGGTGGCAGCAGGGGGGCTGATGAGGTCATCGATACCCTGCCTGATGGCAAAAACGCGGTTACTGATACTGTCGGTAAAGGTCTGAAGGCAACCGGTAAGGCTGTCAGTGATGGTGCCAAAGCCACTGATGAATGGCTGACCGGTAAGATGTCGCCGGGTGCAGTTCGTGCGCTGAATACGCCGATGACCGAAGGCTATAATGATTCTGCGGTCTGGGTGGCGAAGGGTGTAAACCTGATTGGTGCGCTTGTACCTGATATGGTTGCTGGCGGTGTGGCTAGAAAGGTGGGTGATGTCACACTGCGAAAAATGCTGACCGCCGGGCTGGAGAAAAAATACATCGCGGCAGGGATGCAGCCGGAAAGAGCCACGGCACTGGCAGCAGAAGCTGTCGATAAAAAAATGCCGGATTTATTCCAGGCGGGCCTGATCACCCATTCCACTGTAAGTGCACAGGGGCAGAGTGCAATGGCGGCAGCAGATGCTGTTCTTAATGCTGATTACTCTGAGCTGGCGCAGTCACCGAAATTTCAGCAGACGTTTTTGTCCATTGACGCCGACCCGCAGCACGCACAGCTTACTGATCGCCAGAAAATGGATCTGGCAAAAGAGCGTGTTGCCGATGAGGTGCGCGCGCAGCTGGCAACCGATCCTGAATTGCTGGCTGTGAATGCCATGGCGGCAAAACTGGGTGACGCACAACTGTTTAATCTGGTGACACGAGGCACAGCGAAGACCGTTAAAAGCGGCATTGTCAGAAATGCCACTGCACAGGGGGCGATTAATGCGGCGCAGGGCGGCTATTCACGCTATCAGGAAAACACGGCATTGCGTGAGACCGCCGGAATGGATGTATCGCCATGGGAGGGCGTGGCTGACGCAACGATCGAAGGTGCTGCCCTTGGTGCTGCGATGGGGGCTCCATTCGGTGCGGTTGCCGGATATCGTGGCAGACGTCAGGCCGCAGAAGAAACCGCCATGCGTGATGCTGAAACCGTGCAGCAGGACGACGCAGCCCCGCAACCAGAATCTGTTGATCCGGTGGCGCAGCAGCGTGAATCCATGCAGGGCATGAATCGCGAGCAGCTTCTGGAGCAGTATGCTGATGCGGATATGGCAACAGAGGGTGACGCATCCGCAGCTCATCGCCGGGAAGCTGCCAGCCAGTTGTTGAATGAACTGGACGAACAGACGAAGCGACAGGCTGTGATGAATGAGCTGAAGGCGAAGCCGCGTTCTGAACTGCTTGAGGAATACCGCAGACTCAGCCAGAAAGAGGGGCGCACCGAGACTGAAGAACAACAGTTTCAGGCAATACGAGAAGTCATTCGCCCACAACAGGAAGTGACGCCGGAAGCACAGTCACAGCCTGAAAATGCGGAGGATGGTAACGGGAGCATTTACCCGACGGTGCGGTTCCGGGACCCGAATGAAGTCCGCATTGAAATTAACGGGAATGGTGCGTCCAGACCAGCGGAACGCATTGAGAAGGTGCGCCCGGACAACCGTTATTTCACGGATGAGAAAAGCGCCATGGGGAGTGATGTTTTCCGTAATGCCGCCGCCACCGGCCTGAAACCGTCCGTAGTGAAGAAAGGCGAGAATCAGTATGCCGTTGAAATGGATAATCCTGCGTTCTCTGAAGATGTGGCAACGGAAACCATTAACACCCTGGCTGACAGAGAGCGTATTGCTGATGCTGACCCGATGGAGCAGCCCGCGTTCATGCGTGACCCGCGATTCCGTGGTTTCACGGGGGATGATACGGAGGTACAGGCCCGCCTTGCCCGTGGCAACGCGCCGACGGCGGAGGAGCTTGTACGTTCACAGATGGCTGAAGGTGATGCCGGTCCGACAGCACAGGAGTTAACTGAGCGTCCGCGCCTGCCCGCTCCCGGCGATATTCATCCCGGACAGGGATATCCGTTACCGGGAGAAGTGGCGCGTACGCCGGATGAAAATCAGGCCGGACGTGGTGGTCGTTTTACCACAACCGGTGAGGTTAAGGGCCAGAGTTTCCAGAAAGGACAAGCTCCGGCACCGGAAAACGCCGCTGGTCGCCAGGGGGAAACACTCGAGGGTGAAATGGTTCGTCGTGGTCTGCCGTCACCGGATGCGCAGAACGCGACAGCACCGGTACGTGAAGGGCTACCGGCTCCGGACATTACACACAATGTCCGTATGCCTCAGCCTGATCAGCTTCCCCGAACTGTTCGTAACTCATTGCCTGAGCTCGCACAGCAGGCAGAAGTACGTCGACAGGCCGGAGGAAATCGTGACATCCCGCAGCCTGAGACAATCGCACCTGAATCTGAAACAACTGTCTCTACTGACAGGGAAGCTACTGTGCGCGGAGGTGAAGTCAGGGGCAAAAAAATTGAAGACTTTGGCGAGGAAATTAAAGGGGCAGCCAAACACCGTTATGCACAGCTTGCTGAAACACTGGGTAAAACGCTGGAAGACAGGGATTATGCCACGCAGCCGCTGAGCAAACTGTTCCCGAAACCGGACTACGCAAAACTGGCGAGCGAAGGGGCTGATGCTGACACCCTGGCAATGATAGCGCTGTATCGTAGCGATATTCCGGCGAAGACGAAACACAATACGGCTGGCTGGGGGGAGAGCGTAAAAAAAGTACGACACAGTGTATCGGAAATGCTTAACGGAACGGTCAGCGCGAAACGCCTCGCAGAATGGATGGAAGGCAGAATGCCCTCCCGTTACGCGGATACCTGGCAACTGTTACGCACTCTGCCACCCTCACAGATGGACAAGGCTTCTGCTTATCGGGTGGTATCGGGTGTGTATCAGGCGGCAGGAGGGAAGCGTTACGATCCGCCACAGAAACTTTATTCACTGCGCAATAAGGACAATAAGGGGACTAACCTCTTTTTCTCGGAAAGCAGGGATGAATTACTGACAAAGGCGAAAGTCTGGTTTGCAGAGCTGGAGGAAAAGTCACAGGCGAAAGGAGATGAAAAAACGGCACCGTCACCGGATGACAAAATCCGCTTTGACGTTTACCGGAATACCCGCAGTGGCGATATTTTTATCGCTTATGGCAAAAACAAAATGCGGGTGAGAGGTGGCTTTAAGTCAGCCAGTGATGCGCGTAAGTACATTGATTCACATCGTGATGAGCTTGTTCGTCATGTGAAGGAGATGCGGGAGATTTCGCGTGAGGAGCAGCGTAACGCCACCAACCGCGACCGTACCGGACCAGAACGCCGTAAAGGGGATGTTTCACCGGAGCAGTTCAGTGATGCGTTTGGTTTCCGTGGTGTGCAGTTTGGTAACTACGTGGAAGGTCCGCGTCGTCAGGCTGATTTGAACCGGGCTTATGACTCGCTGCATGACCTTGCGGAAGTATTGAATGTACCGACAAAAGCGCTTTCCCTGAACGGTCGTCTTGGCCTGGCATTTGGTGCCCGTGGTAAGGGTAAGGCGGCAGCACACTATGAGCCGGGTGAGGTGGCAATCAACCTGACAAAAGGTAACGGACCGGGTGCGCTGGCGCACGAATGGTTCCATTCTCTGGATAATTATTTTGGTCGTTATGACGTTTCCAATGACGGGAAAATTACGTCAGGTGGCGACTTTATGACGGAAGCACAGCGTGTCAGGCGCATATTTAAAGACGGCAGGTATGTTGATGCTGAATATCCGGTACGTCAGGAGGTTTACGATGCTTTTAAAGGTGTGATTCAGGCCATTAAAAACAGTGACATGCCGCGTCGTTCAGTGCTTCTCGATGAGGTGCGCTCAAAACCGTACTGGTCAACGGATGTTGAAATGGCGGCACGTGCCTTTGAGCGTTATGTTCAGGATAAGGCGCGTATGGCTGGCGTGGAGAATGATTATCTGGTCAATATCCGTAAGGCACCTGAGCACAACACAGATAACACCTGGGCTTATCCGACGAATGCGGAACTGGATGGCGGTATTCGTGAGGCATTCGATCACCTGTTCCGCACCCTGAAAACCCGTGAGACGGACAAGGGCGTTGCGTTTTATTCCCGTAAGGGCGTTACCCGCACACCTGAAGGTAATCTCATTTCGGATGTTAACCGTAGTGCGGAAGCCAAAGGCAGCCCGGTCCCGCAGGTTGAAGCGGTTGCCCGTGGCGTGATGAGCGGCATTAAGGACAGTGACCTGAAGGTCCGTGTGGTGAAGTCACAGAAAGAGGCTGAAGCGCTGGCGGGTGAATTGTTCGATGGTTACGGCAGGGTGCACGCATTCTATCGTCCGGATAAACGAGAAATTGTCCTGGTGGCGGATAACATCCCTGACGGGCGGACCGTTCGCGAGAAGCTGCGTCACGAGATCATTCACCATGCCATGGAGCATGTTGTCACACCAGCGGAATATCAGACGATTATCAAAACCGTGCTGAAAACCCGCGACAGTGATAACGTCACCATCCGTGAAGCCTGGCGTAAGGTTGATGCTTCCTATGGTAAGGAATCACCGGAAGTACAGGCGGGTGAATTTCTGGCACATATGGCGGAGAAACAGCCGAATAAATTCGTGGCGGCATGGGAGCGTGTTGTTGCCCTGGTCAAAGGGGTACTGCGTCGTACGGGGTTACTGAAGCCGACGGAACTGAACGATATCAGACTTGTTCGCGAGACCATCCGTACGTTAGGCCAGCGTGTGCGGGAAGGTTACACGCCGCGTGAGGATGGCGCGGGCGCATCGTCTCAGTACTCCCGTAGTGGTAAACGTGATCCGTTCAAAGTGCCGGAAGGTGAGGGCGAGCGTTATCGTGATGACCTTGCCAGAATGATGAAATCTCTGCGCACCACAGATTTAACGGTAAACATCGGGCGTACGCCGCCGGTATTGCGTCACCTTGGTGCACCGGATTTGCCGCTGGTTATTTCCCGCGATACTGTGCGGAAGGCCACCAATGGTGTGAAACATGTGGTGCCGATGGATGTTATCGAGAGACTACCGGAACTGATGCACGATCCGGATGCAATTTACCGCTCAGCGACAGAAAGAAATGCGGTTGTGATGCTGCTTGATGCCGTGGATAAAAATGGTGATCCGGTGGTGTCAGCGGTACACATGAAGGCTGTCCGGTCGCGTCTGGAAATCAACAAGGTAGCTTCTGTTTACGGTACAGAAAATGGAAAAAAACTGAAGAGTATGGAAATGACCGGGTTAACGTTGTACCGGAGAGAAAAATTAAGCCGCGATAACCTTCTGCACAGAGGGCTCCAATTGCCCAAAGGGGAACATTCTTATCGCGGCTCTGCGGATAAAATACTCTATCCTGAAGATATTCGCAAGGGGCCGTATTACTCCCGTACCAGCAGTCTGACACCGGAAGAGACAATTGCATCGCGTTTTGTGCGCCAGATGCAGGATAAATTCCAGGTGCTGAAAGCTGTTCAGGAGAATATCCGTAAAACTGGCGGCAAAGTGGACGACAGTAACAACGCTTATATGGCGGAAGAACTCTTCCACGGGAAGGCGGAAAACGACCTGAACGTGATGAAGGAGCGCTACGTTCAGCCACTGGCTAAATTACTGGCGGACTACAAAATTGCGCAGGCCGATCTGGATGAGTACCTCTACGCCCGTCACGCGCCGGAACGTAACGCGCATATCGCGAAAATCAACCCGAAAATGCCGGACGGCGGTTCGGGGATGACCAACGCGGAAGCGGCGGAAATCATGCAGCGTGTACGTAACAGTGGCAAACAGGCACAGTATGACCGTCTGGCAGGGATTATTGACGATATGCTGGCCCGTCGCCGTGAGCTTATCCGTGAGGCCGGACTTGAAGAGAACGGTGTGGTGGATGCCTGGCAGAACGCCTACCGTTACTACGTTCCCCTGAAAGGTCAGGATGTTGACGGTGTGGTGTCACTGCCCCGTACAGGTAAGGGCTTCACCATCGGCGGACGTGAAAGCAGGCAGGCCATGGGGCGTGCATCCCGGGCACAGTCTCCGTCCACTCAGGCGATACAGGACCTGAGCGAATCGCTGATCCGCCATCGCAAAAACGAAGTGGGTAACGCCTTCCTGAAACTGGTGCAGGATAATCCCGACAAGGATTACTGGCAGGTATTCACCGATGACAGACCGGATACCATGCGGACGATTGCAGAGCGCAAGGACCAGGAAACTGGTGAAACCATTCGCGAAGTTGTCGAACGCCCTGTACCGATGGCAATGATGGCAGACCGGTACTTCACCACCAAAAAGAACGGCAAAACGTACTACATCAAACTCCATGATCCGCGCCTGATGCGTGCGATGAAGAGTATGGGACCGGAAACCAGCAATGCCTTTGTTCGTACGCTGGGGAAAGTTAACCGCTTCCTGGCAACGGTGAACACGTCGTATAACCCGGAATTCCTGGTCAGTAACTTCATCCGTGACGTGCAGACGGCGGTGATGAACCTGAAGGCGGAGCAGGGAAGGAGCGACGGTAAACTGAAAGGGCTGGATAACTTATCCGCCCTGGCTGTGGTGAAAGACAGCCGTTCTGCCATGTCAGCCGTATACGCCAGTCTGCGTGGTAAAACCCTCACGGGAAAAGGTGCACAGTGGCAGAAGGTGTGGAAAGAGTTTGTTGAGGACGGAGGGAAAACCGGCTGGTTTAACATGGGTGACCTTGAAGGCCAGCAGAAGGAAATGGATCGCCTTGTCTCACTGGCGAAGGGGGGATGGAAAGGCCAGAGTATCGGTGCATGGAATTCGTTCCTTAACCTTGTCGAGGATGCCAACGGTGCGGTTGAAAACGCTCTGCGTCTTTCTGCCTATAAGCACGCCCGTGATGCCGGTTTGTCACGCCAGCAGGCGGCGTCTCTTGCCAAAAACATGACGGTGAACTTTAACCGTCGTGGTGAGCAGGGAGCGCTGATGAACTCGCTGTACATGTTCGCCAACGCCAGCATTCAGGGGACCGCAAACCTGGTGAGAACGCTCGGACATCTTAATGGCGACGGGCCGTTACTGGAGCGCCTTCGCTGGAAGAATCTCAATGTACCGCAGAAAATCGCGCTTGCAGCTGTGGGAGCGGGTTATCTGCTTGGCTCGCTTAACCGCAGTGTTGCGGGGGAGGATGATGACGGGGTTAACTGGTATGACAAGGTGCCGTCTCATGTGAAAGAGCGTAACCTCGTCATTATGAAATCGGTGTTCGGGGGCAAGGCCGGAGAGTACTGGAGTATTCCTCTGCCTTACGGGTACAACGTTTTCTTCCTGCTCGGGCATACCGCTGAAGGTGTGGCGGCGGGTGACCTGACGGCGTCCCGTGCTGCCGGTAATGTTGTTGGTGGTGTGCTTGGTGCATTCAGCCCGATTGGCAGTGAGACGTCGGAAACACTGTCCGGGGCATTGCTGAAAAATGCAGCGCCGACCATTCTGCGTCCGTTTGCGAACCTTGCCATGAATGAAAACTTCATGGGGGCGCAGATTTACCAGGAGAACATGCCGTTTGGTACACCAAAACCTGACAGCCAGCTGGGAAGACGTTCAACGCCAGAAGCGTACAAGGCGTTTGCATCCTGGCTGAATGCGTTCTCAGGTGGCAGCCAGTACCGTTCAGGCGCGGTGGATATCACACCGGAATCGCTGAAATACTGGGTGGACTATATCTCTGGTGGTACAGGGCGCTTCATTTCCAAAACCACGGATGCGGCGGTGAAATCGCTGAACGGTATTGATATACCGGAACAGCAGGTGCCTTTCCTGGGGAAAATTTCAGGTGAGGTGATGCCGTATGTTGACCAGCAGAAGATGTACGACCGGATGACAGAGGTTGCGCAGTATCACGCAGAGCTGAAGAGTCTGACCGGCGCAGAAAGAACGGCGTTCATTGACGAGAACAACGGAAAATTGTCGATGAACGGGCTTATGCAGGATACCCGGAAGAGACTGAAGGATTTGCGTAAACAGCGTGATGCCATTTACGCCGACAGTACTCTCAGTCTGGCGCAACAGTCGGCGATGGTGAAATCGGTAGAGCGGGATATGAAAATTGCCGTGGATCGGTTTAACCGCGAGTACAACAAAAAAGTGGGAGTGGATTAACAGAAATGGCCCCGTACGGAAGTGCGGGGCTAATGTGATTGGGGAGGGTGAGGATACCTGACACATCAGAGGTGGCGAGGGATTCCTCCCTTGCAGAGGTCTTTCTTCGTTATCAGTGCCGTCACAATGACGGTAATACAGAGATGAGCAGGGTGATTAACATCGCCTTTTGCTGCTTTCAT